TTTTTAGGTCTTATTGATTCCATTATTAATCTTGTTTCTTCATTTATTAGTCTTATTTTTTCATTTATTAAATCTATTTGCTTGTATCTTTCATTAATCTCTTGTTCTTGTTCCATTTTATAACATACTGAGAATTATAATTAAAAATCAATTTTAAAATATTAATTCTATCTTATTCTCTAGGCAGTACTTTTGTAGGGATTTTATTTCTTTTATTTCTTTTATTTCTTTATAACTAATATCTAGGAAAGAATAAACAAGAGTAACTTTAATATTTTTCACAATTAAATTATTTTTAATAAAAGTTTCTATAAAATCTTTAAAATCAATATTTGAATATGATGTAGTTTTAATTTTTAGTGTTTCTATTTTAACTTTATTATTATTCAAAAACTGTTTCAAATAAATTGTAGGTTTAGATGATAAAACTTTTATACTATTATAAGATGATACATAATTAATTAAAGATGAAAGATTAGGGTTTATAAAAATTTTATCATCAACCGAAAATCTATCAGGTGTAATACATCCTAAGGAAATAGCCCTTATTGTTTTAGTACCTTCTTCAATTTTATCATTTATAAGACCAATATCTTTTAGAATATCCTCTTGTAAAATAACTATTTCATCATCTAACTCTTCATATTTTATATCAAGCGCGTTTATTTTTTCTTCCAAAGTTAAATTGCCCTTGCATCCATATCCTATCTTGTCCTCTAAGTATTTTAACCGCGTCTCCATCAAAGATAGCTTGCTTTTTAGTTCATGTAGTTCCTTTTCAAGATTGAAGTAGCTGTTGTAAGGCTGTACTACCAAATCTTCAAAAGAAATAAGGTCTTCCATTTTATAGTAAGGAATACTTATAGAATTCATTCAATTTTATATCTAACAGGAATAATAGAAAAATAATGTCCAACATCCTTTATAAGTTCGCCCAAAAGGAACTTGGTTTGTTTTATAGAGAAGCCTCCAATGGACCTTCCTGTATAAAGAAAGGTTCCCACAACAAATCCTGCAAAAAATTCAACTACATAAAAGATAAATCGCATACCTATATCTTTGTTATAGAACCTTTATATGGTTTAAAAAAATATACACGCAATCGACTTACTAAGATACAAGACAACAACATAATAACAAAAGGCAATCCCTAATACATAAACAGGCAACATAATAATAGAAAGTTATAATCTTCTATATATATTTTAATAAACCATAAATGTATTCGTTCTTTTCCGGATAATCTGTATCAAACAATTCGTCTAACCACATTTCTCCAAAATTATAGTGCGGGTACAAATGATGTAAAAGATGATGGTTTCCTACTAACCAAACAAATCGATTGTTTTGTCTCAGCTTTCCGCGGATAGTTACGTACCCAATTGCCGAGACAATATTTATGGGTACCCAGATTGCGGATGTTTTTAGTTTCATAAAGGGTATTAGAAGTCCAAGAGACTGAATTACTAAAAGATGGAAATAATACTCGTATTTATAGGTATAATAATGGATAGGTTGTTCTTTATGATATTCTACCATAAATTTATGAATAACAACATTTGAGAAATAAAACCATACATCGTAACAAAAGACAAAGAAGAATACATAGACAGTCTCCATAGTTAAATTCTTTTAACTTTTTATGATTGTCTCAATTTTATTTTATCCTTATAAATTAATATGAATGAAATTTTAGACGAGTTTGAGTTTGACTTTGCGATGTGCCACGGCTCCTATGATGAGTTACAGCCGTATTTTTATTGTTGTGAATGACGAAACCGAGAAAGAAAAAGAAATAATTGATATCAAGGATATGTACTTTGAAATACTTAATCTATTAGTCGAATACCATCATTATGACTATGATTCGGACAAAAGAGGTAAAATGACAATACCAACTGGTAAAATGACAATACCAGAACCTATTAAAAAATAATTATATAAAATGGTATAAAACCAAGTACTGATTTTATATAATGCGATGGTCAATGTTATTTCTAGTGGAGTCAAGCCTCGGTCTTATGACAAGTCCAGGTTTTATGTCAAATTTTGTGTATAACCGTAAATCTATTCATTACGACGGAAATAACAGGAATAAGAATAGTTTACGTGAAATAGACTACAAACTTGGAAGACAAAAGGGATTAATGAAACGTTTGATTAAGCAAAAGAAGAATATTATCAAAAACATGACTGGTATTGACCTTTCTATTTCAGATGAAGATTTTTTTGAACAATACGTGAACAGGGAGGATGAAGACGAAGAGCATCCACAGATTATCATTACATTTGAAAATGAAAATGAAAATGAAAAAGGTTCGAATTCCGAGACAAAGAGCGAAAGCTTCGAGGTCCTAAAAGACACGGGACATTCCTTTAAGAGTGTGGGTGGGTATGATGTGATTAAAGAAGAAATGATGCAGTGTGCAGACCTTTTAGTAAACCATCAAAAATACAGCCAATATAATGTACGTACACCCAAAGGTCTTATTTTAGAAGGTCCGCCAGGAAATGGCAAGACGCTTTTAGCAAAGGCATTTAGCGGCGAGATAAAGGTTGGGTTTATTCCCGTATCAGGCGCACAATTTCAAGAAAAGTATGTGGGTGTTGGTGCGGCAAGGGTGCGAGAATTGTTTGAACTTGCTTCAAAAAATATTCCATGCATTATTTTTATTGATGAGATTGACGCGGTTTGTAGGCGCCGAACAGACCAAAACTCACATGCCGAGCACGATTCAACACTAAATGAGCTCTTGGTCAATCTGGATGGTTTTAAAAGTACAAAGGGAATCTTTATTATTGGTGCAACCAATCGAGTGGATTTGCTGGACGATGCGCTAACTCGTCCTGGAAGGATTGATAAAAAAATCTACATTGGAAATCCAGACAAGTCTACTCAAGAAGCCATTCTTAAGATTCATTTGAAAGGGAAGCCAATGGAAGATGTACAAATGGAAGATTTACTTGTCATGACACAGGGTCTATCAGGAGCACAGATAGAGAATCTTTTAAATGAGGCCATGCTTCTTGCTCTCCGAGAGAACAGGACTCAAATGTCGAGACAAGACCTGGAGCTTATTGCAAACCGTATTCACACAGGATTTCAGCCATCAGAAAAGAAGATTACAGAGTCACAGCTTTATCAAATTGCGATTCATGAAATGGGTCATGCTTTCACGGCTCTTCTAACCAAATATAAAAAGGTAGTAAAGGTAAGTATTAATCTTTTTTCACCACAATGTCTCGGCTTCACATTGTTTGAAACAAGTCAGAGTGTTGTCACTACCAAGCAAGAGCTGATGTGCGAACTGATGGTACTACTTGGCGGGCGTATTGCGGAGGAAATCTTTTGTATCGGCGGGATGACAACAAGCGCAAGTCGAGACCTTGAATACACAAAGAAGATTGCAGAGCAAATGGTAGTTACTTACGGTATGGGAGATAAGATTGTGTACCCACAGGGGTCTGATGAATATAAACAACTAATTGATAGAGAAATTGATAACCTTGTAGCACAAGCCTATGATAGAACAAAAACACTTCTGATGACCATTCAACCTTTAATCAAGGACTCCGCTGAAGTGCTAGTAAAAAAGCGCGAAGTAAAGATAGACGAGTTACAGATTTTGTATCGTAATTATTTGATGAGATTATAGATTTCGCTTCTCTTATAAAATTGATAATGATTTAATAATAACTCTTAAGGATAGATAATGGAAAAACCTTTTATTAAATGGGCTGGCGGAAAAACGCATTTAATAAATGAAATCATGCCCCTCTTTCCGAGACAAATAAAGAATTATCATGAGCCCTTTTTAGGAGGAGGAAGTGTTCTTTTAGCGGTACTGTATTTAAAAAACTTAAATAAAATAAAGGTAGAAACCGTCTATGCAAGTGATATCAATCCAGCGCTCATAAGTTTATACAAAAATATACAATCTTTTCCAGACTTACTGATAAAGGAAGTGAATCAATTAAAGGATGCATACAACCTGCGTACAGGAAATGTAAAAAATCGTAATCCCGCAACAGTGGAAGAGACTTTGTCCAAAGAATCCTATTATTATTGGATACGTAAACAATACAATAAAATAGACAAGACAACCATTCTTGGCTCTGCGATGTTATTATTTATAAACAAGACATGCTTTCGAGGGTTGTATCGCGAAGGACCCAAGGGCTTTAATGTACCTTTTGGAAACAATAAAAATCCATCCATCCTCGATGAAACACATATATTAAACGTTTCTAAACTAATAAAGGATGTCGTATTTACAGTAAGACATTTTAAAGAGTCTATCGAAAAAATAGAACCCGGCGATTTTGTGTATTTTGACCCGCCTTATGCACCGTTAAATAAAACATCCTTTGTAAAATATAACAAGTGCGGATTTACTATCGATGAAAACGATGCGTTGTTTAAAATGTGCAACGAATTGCATGAAAAAGGGATAAGTATTTTAATGAGTAACGCGGATGTTAAAATGGTAAGAGATTCGTTCCCTTACTATTCTATAAAGGGTATTTCATGCAGACGACGAATTAATTCAAAGAATCCCGAGTCTATGACCAACGAGCTATTAATTATAAACCCTAATAATAATTTTCCTTCATAGGTCTTCTTTTTTGGTCGTCCAATCTTTCTCTAGAAAGATAAATATTCTTTGGAAAAGAGCATTCAAACCCGTAGGGAGTGGATTCGTCATGTACTCCTTTAAATAAAACGGGCGCTCCATTTTGTATTCTATTATTGAATTCTGGCGATACATTTTCTAAAGTCATGGATTTAAAATTGGTCTGCATAATTGCAATGGCATTTTTTGTTAAATATTCTCTGTATTGAGTATTGGTTTTTATATGATTGGCTTTTTTTATGTTATTATTTTCCATGGCATCGGGAACATAGCTTGTAAATAATCGTCCATCATTTAATATTCCTGGAAATAGGTCGGATGTATTGTTATCTGTTTTATATTCGGTCGCCCACATTATATTATTAAATTATATTTTATATTGTCACTTCTCCGTCAGTCTCTTTTACTAAATCTAGAAGTTCATCCTTTTTCATATTATTACGATGTTTTACACCTTTTGAGGTAAGAATATCCTTAAGCTGTTTAATGGACATTTTGCTGTAGTTTGTCTCTGTATCAAGTTCAATGACAATCTCCTTTGTATCTTTCTCCGCTTTTGTCTCGACCTTTGATTCGACGATAGGTACCCACTCCATCGGCTTGGACAGGTCAATAGAGATAGTCTCTACCTCCGCCGAGGGACTTACAGGTCGAGACAACTTTGGTGAGACGGGTGGGTTAGGAGGCAAGGTCAATTCGCACATGCTTACATCGGATTCAGAATCCGAATCAGAGTCCGAGTCAGACTCCGACTCATCCTCATCCTCAATTACATTGTGTTTTAAAAGAGGGTCTTGAGTATAATCCACGTGTTCAACCTGAGTTTGTAAAGTATCAAGAAAGGTATTGGTTTTTTTAGATGCGTCTCTTCTTAATAGCTCGTATAATATCTTAGCTTGCTCCGTCTGAGCCATCTCTAAAATCTCGTACTTTCGTTTAAAGTAGTAGCACATCAGCGAAACCAAAATAAGATTGATTATCATTCCAATAAAAAAACTGCTTATATCCAAAATAGACGAGAAGTTCATTATGCATAAATAGGATATTCTTTTTATTTAGGTTTAAACGAAAAGTATTTTATTTCTCCGACTCTAATTGTTTCAATATATATTTTCCACCATTTATGGTGGATATTCCCTCAACTAACTTATATTCGTATTGAATATTATCTTCTTTTTCATTGACCTTCATTTTCATATTATAAACAAAATCATTTTTCTCAAAGAAGCTACATAATTCGATATAATGAGTGGTAATTAAATAGTCCACCTTCTTTTTGTGTTCGTTCATTCCATTGATGTAAATTTTTGCACACATTACCGCGTCATTTGGATTGGTACCAGAATATAATTCATCAAAGATACATAAATGTTTGAGTTTCGGGTTTGAAGAAATACAGTCCAAAATCTCCTTACACCTTCTTGCCTCAGCCTGGAACAAACTGTCTCGACCTGATGTATCAGGAATGTTTAAATAGGAATGAAAGTTATCATAACATTTTACTTTTGCAGATGTGTAACATCCGTATCCAAATTGCTGGCTTAGCAGCGAGTTTATGAGAATCGATTTAAGAATGGTCGTTTTTCCAGAAGCATTCGGTCCGCTTATAATGAGATTCTTCTTTAAAGATACATCATTTGAAACCGCCTGTCCAATATGCGGCAAGTAATAAAGTCCCTTCATTTTTGTGTATTTTTTGTATTTGCATGAATTCAGGCTCTTATTTTCAATAAGTTTTTTAACAGAGTTTAAATCGGTTGTGTACTGATTTAAATAAAAGGTATACAAAATGGTTTTATTATTTTCTTCGCTCATAAAGAATTCGTAGTAAAGATTCATCAAATAGCCGAGCTGACCCAATTTAATAAAAAAGGAATCGGAAACAATGACATTATCAATTCTCTGATATAGCGCCTCAATCTTTTTATGAAACTGCTCCATGACATGGTAGAACCCAGAATAGGATGGATACAATTTCATATATTGAAGATTTAAAATGAGGTTCATGCTTTGAGACAAATGGGTCTTGTAATTTGAAATGAAGTCGTACACTTTATGAATGTTACGATAAAAAGAAATACAGGAGGTTACGTTGGTATAGACCTGAAGAAAATAAATAAAAATCGAGATAACAGCTGAAGATTTCTCTTGCAAAGATATTTTGTTAAAGCTTGAAAATAGTTTGTATAGACTTGTATTGGTTAAAACATTCGATAAATGAGTAATATAGAGATGAATGGTTACAGGAATACCGCGTATCTTTAAAACAATAAAGGGCATGATTAAAATAAAGAGGGGTGATAGAAGAGACATCAAGGGGGCTGCTAGATTATACATGCCGAGACAATGTAAAAATCCTGCCGAGTTATTTAATTTCTGTAAACACTTAAGGCTCATGTATTGATACTTGTCGATGAAATTTGTCTCGGAGCAGAATTCATGATACTCTTTATAAAAGGCTGAGGTGTCATAGGGGTTTGGTTGAATATTCTTTATCCATTTTTGTGTATCTTTTAAAAAACTTGTATCTGTGGTATAAATAGACGACCACTTATCCATAAGAAGGGAATTTTCTGGAAGAATATGTTTGTAGATGGAAGGTGTAACCATTTCTAAATCTTGGCGTATAATATCACTTAACTTGCTATGATTCGTGTACTCAATTGGCAATTTGAAATCATACTCCATGCTTTGATTTTTTCCTACTTCATATAAATTATCAATCTCTTTTTGATAAAATTCCATTATAATTATCTATATCTTAAAAAATAATCTTTAAAACGTATTAAATGTATTTAAATATATTTATAGGAATAATACATGAACTCATACTCTTATGAAACAATCATTGACCTTTCTTTCAAAATGAAGAAGAGTACGTTGAGCGAAGAAACAATTACAAAGTTAAATAACATTCGAAGGATGTTGAATATCCCTGTAATCGAGGTTATCAAAAAAACCGTGATACAGAAAAAGCAGACCGAAATTGCGCAAATTATTAAGTTATTGAATAAAATGAGCGAGCAAAACTACGATAAATTAAAGGTTGAAATGTTTGAATTGGTCAAATCCATTGAATGCATAGAAGATATTCATAAAATTACCAATACGATTTTTACCATTGCAAGCACTAATTTATTTTATTCGAAAATCTTTTCAAAATTGTACACAGACCTTATTCCTTTAAACAAAGAGTTCTTTTTCGTCTTTCAGACCCATTATGATGGATATTTAAGCGAGCTAAATAAAATAGAGTATATTTCTTCTACTACAGACTATGACAAGTTTTGTGATTATAACAAGGAAATCGACAAAATGGAATCGATGCTTTCCTTTTTTATTAATTTGATGAAAAATAACATATGCAGCGTGGATAATATCGCGAATTTATGTATTTCTTTGCAAAAGAAACTTAACGCAGGCATAGAAATAAAGGAGCAACAAGAGCATAATGAAAAAATGCTGAATGCAATCTATATCATTATAAAGGAATCCATCGACTATCTTATTTTTAACGGACAGATGGAGGTCATCAACCAAAACATAGAATACATCACAACTCATCCAAAGATTACTCCAAAAATTAAGTTTAAATGTATGGATTTAAAGGACATCTTGAAACAATATTAAATATTGAATAACATAAAAAGATTATATTCTTAATATAAAATGGCAGTTGATTCGAGGATTAGTTCAAAAACTTATAAAACAAATGTCGATGAACTAGAGCCAAACGACCAGAATATAAAAAGTGAACTGTACGAAGTATCTATTTTCAATCACCCTTTGAAAATTGCGCCCGGTCTTGTGATTCAAGAGGATAATCTTTCGTATTGTTACGTTTATGCGATTAAAAATAATAAGGTCGTTAAAAAGATTGGTGTCTATGAAAAAATAGAGGACGATTCCGACATGTTTGATTTGTCAACATTTAGCGAGGGGTCCTTGTGCTTGTTTGACGTGTATGAAAAGAATCCAGGTCTTATTTTAGAGCTGGAGGACACGGACACGAAACCAAATTCGCTCAGAGAAGATGTGTTTGACTTTATCTTAACCAAAATAAATGATGAAGAACCTGAGAAAAGGGTTGAATTGACAAAGAAGTCTTATAAAGAGATATTACTTTTGTTAACTGCAAGAAAGAAGGAGGATAGTGAAAATAATAAAATCATAACAAACCTTCTTAACTTGATAAAGAAGACGATTGGTGATAAAAAATACTACGGAGAAGAGACACAAGATAAGATTAAGAAATATGCAACCGATGTTAAAAAAAGAATGTTGTCTTTAATTGTCTCGGAGCCCTTCTTGAGCCTTCGTTTCATCTTTACAAAGGATGGTGAACCGATGGATGATTCAGAGTTTAGAGAGTGGTCTATTAAATCGGAGATAAAAGAGTACGTCATTGTCTCGGAAAATTTTGAGGTGATAGAGACGTACCCTGCCGATGGACTTGACCCTAAGTATAGTTTGCCTGAACAAGAAGTCGAGACAACTGAGTTTAAGACGGACGATGAGGAAGTTCCAGTTCCAAAAACGAAACCTAAATCGAAATCGAAGGCTGAGTCTAAGGCTGAATCGAAGACTGACTCTAAGGCTGAATCGAAACCTGTAGGTACAAGTCTAAATGCTATATTTGAAGTAAAAGAGAAGAAGGAGGAACCTCTAAGCGCAATTATAGAAGAATCTAAAGAAGATTCAAAAGAGGTTGATTTAAACGCGGGAATAGATTATTCTAAGGTTAATACAAAGACAAAGACAAAGTCCAAGGTTGAACCTGTCTCAGAACCAGAGTCTGACTCAAAGACAAAGACCAAGACAAAGACAAAGTCGAAGACCAAGGTCGAACCTGAGACAGAGTCAAAGTCAGACGAAGGTTACAACCTTGATTTGAACGCAGTAGATGAACCTGTTTCTATAGCCCCAAAATCAGGAAAATCAAAACTAAAGACCCCAGGCGCATCGATTCGGACAAAAGGTTCACAAAAAAAATAAAAGAATAACTAAATGAAAATAGATAAACTAACAGAAAATAGTAATAATAATATTGAATTTATTTTTCATCATTATAAATTAATAGAAAGACCTGTCACAAATAACTATTTCATAAAATTATTGTATTCTTTAATAGATAAGAGCAGAGATTTACAAGTAAAGCATACAATAAAAGAAGTGGAAAAACAACCTGACATAGATAGTCCTTTTTTATCAAAAGTAATAAAGAATAATATTGTACGCACGAGGTACAGGTGTTTTACGATAAGTATTCAAATCGATGAATCCTTGTTTTCGATTGAATTATTTACCAAGGATAAAATAAATATCAGACGGTTTATCTATTATATTAAGACGGTTTTAAAGTTATGTTTTAAAAACGCGGTTACCAAAGAAAAAGAATATCATTTCAAATTTATATTAACCGACGCAGCAAAGACAAAGCCTGTCAAATGTGTAGTCCAGCATAACATTAATAGCGGATATACGGTAAACCATCAAGATGTGGTTATTTTTAGAAAGGAAGAATTATTAAAGGTATTCATACACGAATGCTTTCATCTTTTTTGTCTCGACTTTAGTACACATGATATTGATTATGTACCCATGTTCGAGCCGCTCTTTCATGTAAAAAGCAGCTATTTATTGTTCGAGTCTTTGTGTGAGTTTTGGGCAAGGACGTTAAATGTTGCTATCCTTTCTTATTACATGCAACCGAATACCAGTTACAAAGAATTCGAACATAATTTTATTGTCAATTTGAATTTGGAAAGAGTCTATTCTATGATTCAAATGTGTAACTATTTATCATGTTTTCAATTAACCTATGACGACCTTTTGAAAGGAAATACAAAAAAATATTCCGAGGAAACCAACGGATTTTGTTATTATGTACTCACTTCTGTTTTATTATATAACTACCAAACCACCATTAATTGGTTTATCAGTCACAATGAAACCTTGTTGCAGTTCTCAAAGAAAGAGAGGGATATTTATTTGTTTTATCAATATGTAAAAGCCGTTTACAAAAACAAGGATTTTTTGGAGTACATACGCGCGATTCAGGTTCATCGAATGGATACGATGATGATGTCTATTTTTGATATTAATATCTTTTAACTTTTGACAAAAGTTAACAAATAACTTTTAAAAAAGTTAACAAAACACTTTATAATCATAACAATTTAGATTAAGTATTTTAACACTGTTCTGTATTAAAATATTTAATTTTTTCTACACTATAGTTATTTTTCTAAAATCTGGTAATTTTGCTAAACTTTTTCTAAAAGTTTAAGCCACAGTCTTCTCGAAGTGTCCCGAAAGATAGCGCTGGAGGTTGAAGTACGAGAGATGCTGAGCTGGGTCAGTAACCGTCTTCTCGTCGTAGTTCAGAAGCTTTTTGAGCTTCTCATCCGCAAGAATCAGGCGACCGTTTGCCTTATCCTGAAGAGAGTTCGACCGAATGTAAGCAGTGATTTGCTTGGTTACATCGGTACGAGCCATGAGAGTACCAGGCTCCTTTCCGAGGAAGGCAGCAAGCTCATCGCTAATCTTGGTGGGCTTTACGAAGCCACTGGGCGCGCGATTGCCCTTGTTCTTGTTCTTGCGAGCATTGAACTTATCAAGGACTCGCATCTCGCGACCTACATGCTTCTCCAATTGCTTCATCTGGCTCTTTACCAGACTGAGCTGAGAGGTAAGGTCGTGTACAGTCTTATTCAAATCAGTAAAAAGGGCAGCAAGCGAAACAGCCTCAACAACCACCTCAGCTGGGGTGGTCGCGGTTTCGCTCTTCTCTACAACCGGGTCCACCTTTGGTGGAGGAACAGGGACGGGTGCAGGAGCTGGGGTCTCAACAGTCTTTTGTGCCTTTGGGGTCTTTGGTGCCTTAGTCTTTGCTTCCTTCGTTGCCATTTTATATATATCTCTTGTAGGTTCTTTTTATATTCATTTTACCCATATATTATTTATTTATTTTTTAACAGCGTAATTAATGCCTATAAGTTTTTTAAAATAAAAATAAATAAATATAAAAATATTATAATTAAGTCAAATGACCGAATTGTACAACCACGGCATCGCTTCTGCGGCAGATTCGCTGACAAGGGTAAGCGCGGTTAAGATATAATAGGCTCCTAAAGATTGATGTTCTTGTAAAATCGCCTTGTTTAATAATTCACACATAATATGGTAGCTGTATTGCTTTAAAATGACGATATCTATGGTATTGTACTCAATCATAAACATGGGAATAGAAGAAAAAGGCGTACCTGTAATAGGACAGATTAATAATTTTATTTCAGGAGATAATTGTGCTCGATAATTCCAAATATCATGCAATTCTAAGATAAATTTCTTTATTTTTGTCTCGTCCAGTCGCGTGAACCATTCAATCTGTGTATAGTTACCTAGAAAGTCCATCTTTTGAAAAAGGGTACCTATTTTTTGGTCAATGGTTAAATTAGGTTTTTCGACAACAGATGCATGTCGCGTTTTGTTTAAAATAAAATTATAACGCATACGATTATTAACCTTGTGAATAAGTTCCTCTGTAAAAGGCGTTCGAGTATACGGATTGTACTTCATGTTTCTTAGAATCAAATTATGAATCGAAATCACATTAAATCCATAAATAAAATGGTCAATATCTTTGAAGCTAATAAAGTAATAATAATCAATTTCTTGTGTATTTTCGGTTGTTAAAAAATCCTCCATATTGTTACATATTCTTCTTTGAAACATCGCTGGTCCTTGACTCTTATTAAAAATCTTGATGAAATACTTACGCCATGCCTTTTGCAACTTACTACAGTAATAGTTTTTCTTTAAAAAATTGTAACACTCCTCTTTTATTTTTAGTTTTATTTTATTTTTCCATTTGGTTTTAAACTTTTCGCCAATCGCCTGCAACTGTTTTATCGTATATGAGTTTTTTTCCAATAAATGAAAGTCTTTATAAGATAAAGGGAGGTCCATTATATAATTATAATATTTATATTTAAACATTTTAATAAATTACAAAGAATATTATATGTTATGGTGCGAATTAAAAAAAAATTGATTTAAAGAATAAGGCAGTAATAATATAGTAAAATGGCAAACCTAATTGTTAACG